CTTGATACCAACGAGGGTCTGCAACCATTGCTGTAGTACTTTGACTAATACCACGCTGAGTCATATTGATTACATTCTCAGGCCAAATCAAACGCCAATGACCACAACCTGAATAATCAGCGAGGTAATTAATAAAGCGAGGCATACCTGCTTCACGAGGTTGAGGCTTCTTAGGCTGCTGTTTTACTTGAGCCATTGTACGACCTCCAGGTAAAGGAGAGCCGAAGGGCTGCGGAAAAGGGTTACTACCAATCATCGAGATAATTGTATACTACAGATCAGTATAATCAACCCTTTTCGAGATACCATTTTCCTTTTCTATGAAAATAACCTCTCCAGTAACAGCCTTAATAGATTCCTTACGGTGAGAGATAACAATCGAACACTCGTCAAGCTCTTCAGTACGCTCTTGCAGAATCTGAGTTACAAGTTCAATACCTTTCTCATCGAAAGAAGAGTCAAACAACTCATCATAGATAGCAATGTTATATTTAACACCACCTTGAAGCCTTCTCATATCAGAGAAAGTAAACAAGCAAGCAAGGTCAATAGACTTACGTTCAGCTCCAGAGAAGTTATGATAAGAACAAATCTTATTCTTCTCGTTAGTAATCTCTTCCTCGAAGTATTCGTTGAACATACAAATAGAGTTAGAGTCAAGCTTACGAAGATAAGTAAGAAGCTTACTATTAAGCAATTCAAGAAGTTTATTAACGATGAAAGACTTTACACCTTCTTCTGAAACAACATACTTAACAATATCAAGCTTAGAAAGATCCTTACGAAACTTCTCTACTTTATTCTCAACTTCAGTAAGACGTTTATTAGACTCAATAATAAGATCATCGAAGTCTGTACTAGTACTTTCTACTTGCTTAAGATCAATCTCGAGCTCAGCCAACCACTCATCAAGTTGATTAATGCGTTGAGCAATACTCTTCTTCTCTTGATTAGCTACTTTAGCAGAAGACAACTCGTTATTCTTAGCTTGAATAGCTTGCTGTACTTTAATCTTAACCTCATTAGCTTTAGCAACTGACTCAGCTACTACTTTGATCTCTTCTCCAAGAGCAATAAGCTTCTGCTTAATAGTCTCTTTCTCCTTCTCCATATACTCAACGTCATGGTCTTCCATAGGACGTAGACATACAGGACAAGTATCTTCATCAGTACCAATCTTCTGATATGACTCTTTACTATGCTTTAACTCTGCCTTCTTAGCACCGGCTTCAACGTTACGTTCAGTAATCTTCTCATCAACAGTAACAAGCTTACCTTTAAGCTCTTCAATATTAGTCTCAATCTCAGAAGTATCTCTATCTTGGAAGGACTCTAGCTTCTCCGCTAGTCTCTCTTTCTCTGAGAGGTTATTAGCCTTTCTCTCTAAGTATACTTCTTTCTTATCAGCACGCTTGGAGAGCGTAGCCTCCTTCTGCGAAACATAGCCACTGTTCTGGTTCTTAACCTCAACTAAAGTAGCTTGAACAATGTCATGCTCACGCTTTAGTTCGTTATACTCAGTCCTAAGTTGAGTTAACATCTGAGAGAAGACTTCCATACCAAAGATATCTTCAATAAACTTACGCTTCTCAATCTTGGACTTAGCCATGAAAGGAACTGCATTGTTAACAGTCATGATAACACAGTTCTGAAAGATAGAAGGGGTGGCAGAAGTTACATCACAGATAAATTTGTTTGTATTACCAATACTATCACGAGTAACATCGACACCATCTTTAAAGAGCATTACTTTAGAAGGGTTAAGGTGACGAATAACTTTATACTCGTTAGTTTCTTTAGCAGTAACAACCTCAAAGTCCAACTCAACATGAGTCTTACCTCCAGTAATGTTATTAGGGATAAGATCTTTCTTCAACTCACGAAGAGTATCACCAAAGATAGCAAAGTAAATGGAATCGGCAATAGTAGATTTACCAATCGCATTACGACGATCAGGTTTATCTTTATTAGCTCCAGTAATGACATGAAGTCCCTTACTAAAGGATACTTCAACAGGCTCTTCACCAACCGAAAGGAAATGCTGAATAGCTACTCGTTTAAAATTTACTTGTTTCATCGCTTGCAACGCTCGTATAGACCAAGAGTATACTCGATTATAGCCTTAGAATTTTCTAAATCCATCGTTCCGATGAAATCTTCAATGGCTTGCTCAACGTCAACACCAGACATGTCTTCGATATCCTCACGATCTTGAAGGATGCGATTAAAGTTAATATCATAATCAACAGACAACTGTTCTGGAGCAAACTTATTAAACACTCTTAAGAGAACATCCATGTCATCTTGAGAAATATTCTTGTCTACTTTAAGCTTAACAATATTATTGTTTATTTTATTTTGTACAATTGGAGTTATATCTCCTTCTTCAACCAACTCACTAAGGAATACTTTCTCGTAGCGAGGTGATACAGTATTTTCATAGAACTCATACTCCATAGTATCGAGATCTAAGATGTGATAACCTTTAGAGTTACCAGCATCACCGAAATCCATCTGAAATGGGTTACCACAATACAAGATAGTACCAGCACCGAACTGCTTTTCGTGTCTTGTATGGAAGTGACCACTAATAGTAAGGGGAGCCTTCTTAAGAAGGTCTTTTACTTTAACACCCTCTTCACAAAGCTTGAAGCCAGTCATCTTAAAGGTCTCAACTTCGAAGTGACCAAAGATAACATCAGAGTCTTCAATTACTTTAGTAGGTGTATTCCAAGGGCATAAAGAAATCTTCTTATCAAATGCTTCTAGAGTCTGATAAGTCTCTAAGATGGTTACATTCTTTCTATTCTTGAAGATAGATAATGAGTTAACATCAGTTCTATGCTTGTAATAGATATCATGGTTACCACAAATAGCGATAAGATTGAAATCGGACATCTTATCCAAGATCTCAGCACTCACTTGAAGAGTGTTAACAGAAATCTCAGAACGGTTATGATGCCAATCACCGCAGAAGATAATATCCTCGATGCCTTTCGCTTTACACTCTTCGACAAACCAGTCAGCCCATTCAAGAGCATACTGATGCCACTTAGTGCAGTTCGAATGAACACCAAGGTGAAGGTCACTAAAGATAGCAACCTTAGACTTTTTAATACTGGGAATCATCATCAACAGGCTTTACATAAACAGTACCGTGAGTGTTATCTGGATCACTCATATACTCCTCATAAACCTTCTCCTTATAGGAGGTAATGGTAGCGTGGTGCTTCTTTTCCTTCTTAATACGGTTAATGAAGGCATGGTAAGCAATTGTCGTGAAGTATGAGAAAGGATTAGACTTAGTCTCAAACTTATACTTCTTATATTTCAGGGCAGCATACATCTTAATCAATGCGTCGCCGATCATATCATCTTTGTACGAATAGTTAATAAAGGATCCGTTATAGCTCAAGCCATAAGCGATCTTTTTAATATTCTCAGCCAGGTCGTCGGTCAAGACATCCGAGTCGTAATACTTCTGTAGACTCGCCTTGAACTCAGCAGGCTTAATATAATACTCTTCTTTAGACATTCTACCTAATTATAGCCTACAGTTTAGGAAGATCAACTAATTTCTGTGATCTTGTATTGAATCTTCTCCTTATCATAAATGGCCATGCGCTTTTCGCAATGAGCTTGACCATAGTTGAGCTTATCACACATATCGAAGATGATTAGCTTGGACTTTGAGTCATGCTTACGCAAACCACGACCAATTGACTGCACTGTTCGAATAAAACTCTTACCTCCTGATGCAAAGATGATGTTATGAAGGTTCTTAACGTTAACTCCTGTTGCAAAGATGGCACTAATGGCAATAACTACAACATTAGTTTCTGTTTCCATGATTTGTTTGATTCTTTCTCGCTCTTCAACATCAACTGAGCCTTGAATGAAGTAAACTCTCTTACCTTCAATCTTTTTTAAGTACTCTTCTACAATTTCACCATGAGCAATGTGATTAACCATAATAAGAGTATTATTAGGCAGCTTGCTAACAAGGGATTGGATAATAGTATTGCGTCGATCATGGTTATAAATGTATTCAAGTTCATCTCTATAGCCTGTTGGACCACTAAAGTGCGGTTTAGGGCTGTAGTTGATGTTCATTATCTTAACATTGACATTAGTAAGGAAGTTTTCCAATCGAAGCTCATAAGAGTTCTTCTCATAAATGACTGGACCAAGCTTTCCTATGATTGACCATTTGTTAAGTTGGTCTTCAGGAAGGGTTCCGGTAAATCCAAACTTGTTAGGAGTCTTAATCTGCTGAACAATCTTTGAAATCTTATTACCAGCAGTAATTTTGTGACACTCATCAACAATAAGTAGGTCAATATGTCTTAACCAATCGTTATCCTCAAACCTACTTTGAATAATGCCAATGTTTGCAATGATTACATTAGAAGTAAAGTCAGGTTTGGTCTTTCCAGTCCATTTAGTGCATTTGTAGTTAATGCCTACATTCAAGAACTCATCAAATGTCTGAGTAACAAGACCCAAGTCAGGAACAAGCATAAGACACTTGAAAGTTTCTGGGTCATTACTTGCTCTATAGAATTGCTCAATTAGAGCTGCAGTAGTAAAGGTCTTACCAGCACCAGTTCCAAGAACACAAGTACCAGTTCCAAGTTTGATTGCCTTCTTAATTACTTCTTCTTGATAGTTGCGAAGAGTAAACTTAAAATCAGTTACAATCTCTGTATCAGTTCCAACTTTAAGAGCTTTAGCAAGTGCAGGTGTTATTTCAATTGGCTCATTAATTTGATTCTTGATCAAGTATTGTCTTACCTCCCAATACAAACCAAGCTCACAAGCTCCAGTAGGAGTTATGACATACTTTCTTCGAGGAGCAAATCGTCCATACCCTCTTGCGAATCTAGCTCCAGTATTCTCAACAGAGAAATGCTCTCGCATAGTTTCAAACAACTCTGTATCAGAGCATCTAATAAGAAGCTTAGTAGGTTGCTTTGGAGTTGCTTTCTTGACGTCAAACTGAATCATAGTTGCTCCATCTTCTGTAGTTCAACAATGTTCTTAATATCGAATCCCATTTGCGACATTGTCTTTTCTACTTTCTCAAGATACTCAATAACAAGATCAAGCTCTTTTATCTTAGCAGTCAAAGAAGCCAATGACTCATGACGTTCAGCAGCTTGTTCAGCAGCAGATTGAGACAACTTAACAGGGGAAGTTGCGATTACTTCTTTAGTAATGTTCTTCTTAAGAGCTTTTTTCTTCTCAAACGTAGCATTACGTGAGATCTTTGCCTTAATAAGTTGCGCTACCCAATAATGCTTACGTGCAGGCAAGCGCATTGATTGTTCTTTAATGTTAAAGTCATCAAGTACGAGATCTTTACCGACCTCGTCAATATACTTTAAGAGCATTTCCATACCATTAGATTAAATACTAATATGGGAAAATCAACTGGTAAGTTTGCAAAGTACTTCTATAAGGTTATTGAAGAAGGCCTGATTGATGGTTTGGAGGGTATGGCTACAAACCTAGCTAAAAAGGCTGATGCTTTTAAAGGAACTGTTTCTGATGTTGAACTTAAAACAGCACTTTCGGAAATGGAACCTGCTTTGACAGTTGATATGTTTAAGACTACTGAAGCAGGTGGTGGTGATGATGATCTTGCTGGTTACTTAAACTCTATGAAAGAGTTTAATACTTATGCAGGTTCGGATTTCGGCGGAGCTGCTAGTAAAGTGAAGCATGCTTTAGAGAATCAGCCTGGTACTGCTAAAAAGATTCATCAATTTTTGAAAGTTGATGCTAAGTTTCAGGAACAGTTAAAGTACCATGACAAGGATGAGAAGGCGAGAGAGGCTATGTTTGAGATGACAGCTGCTGATGCTGGTGTTGGTTCAACAGGAGGTGGTTCAACAGGAGGAGATGCTATGCAAGGTCCTGGTGTTTATGGTGACCCTAATGATATGAGACTACCTAAGGTTCTTGGCAAGGTACAATCCCGTCTCTCAAGTAAAAAGAAGAAGGCAAAGAAGAAAAAGAAGGCTAAAAAGACTAAACCTGTCTTTCATGAACCTATCAAAGAGGCATAATGGATTTAGGTCACTGGACATGTGACGAGCAATGGGAAGAACTCCCATTCGGCTTCGTATATTTGATTACCAACACGGTATCTGATATGAAGTACATTGGTAAGAAGCAAATTGAGAAGAAAACAAAGAGACCACCACTAAAAGGTAAGAAGCGTAAAAGAATTACTATTGGTGAGTCAGATTGGAAGACATATACCGGGTCATCTGATAGATTAAATGCAGATATTGCAGAATTGGGTAAAGAAAAGTTTAAATTTGAGATAATTTACAGTTGTGGCACTAAAAGTGAACTAGCTTACATGGAAACACTCTATCAGTTTCAATCTGAAGTGTTAATACGTGAGGATTACTACAATGGCATCATGAATTGCCGTATAGGTCGTGTGAAGTTCACTAAAAAACCGCCAAAGTTGTTGCTTTCATAGTAGATAGAAGCTATAATACTATATGTACCCCCTAAATAGTATATACTATACAGTAACAACACGTAAAGATGTGTGATTCTCGAACAAATCATAATAAACCTAAGCTGCGTAGCTACTTCGACATTGAAAACAATGTTGAGTATGTTAATTTAGGGCCTTATCTTGATGATTCGTTTAGAGACTATCAGTATTACATTACTGAGAACGAGTTGAACAATATTGCGCAGCGAGAAAAGAATCAAATTGGTACTCACTTTATTCTAAATCAGGTTCTTATTATCTGTCAGATGTCAAAGCGCAAAAAGTGCTTCTTCTACGAGGTTAATGAAGAGTATACGATTGAAAAAATGCTTATTGATCGTATTTATAAGGTGCTACCATCGAAAATTATCTATGGAGATGTTGATTTTGAAGAGTTTATTCAAGAGCAACGTGAGTATCAAGCTTATACTCCTATTGATACAAGTAAAATTTCATGGAAGAAGTTCAAAGAGTTCTTGAAGAAGAACAATCTTACTATGATCGAGAAAAAATTTACACAAGATATTAATGTTAAACTGTCATTGTTGCATTAAATATTGGTATGTCCAAATTTCTTAGTCTTGTAGAAGAGAATACACCAAACAATACTCCTGAAGTTGACGAGTATACCAAAGAGGGGTTAGAACAGCTTGAAGGGTATATGGCTCAAGTTGAACTTAATCTTGGTTATGCTGGTGAATTGCTTGCTGATCTTAATGATCCTATTGTTGAAAAAAGAGCTGGTGAGCTTGGTGCTGAAATTCAAACAGATTTGCACAACTTTATGGACAACTTTGGTGGTACATCAGTAGAAGAAGATGCTGAAGGTGGTGCTCTTAATCGTCTTGAAGGTCTTTACAATA